GACTTACCGCACCGACGACCAGCAGCCACAACCTTGAACCTAGTTTTGTCAGCAAAGACTTGCTGTTGCCAGGGCAAGAGAGAGAAATTAAGATCAGCCATACTTTGCCTCTACATCTTCAGGTTGTTCAGTAGAGTCGATTATGGTCGGTTCTTGTCCCAAACCAGTGATATTGATGGTTACGGCACTTCTCTGACTCTTGTCCTTTTCAAACAAAGAAACAGGTAGAGTCCTATCAAGACACATCTTAAGGGCTACTAATTGATGGGGATGGTCATCATTAAGGGCTATCTCAATCACCTTCTGAGCAACATCCTTACCTCCACTCCTAATCATCAACTCCTTTAGCTCCTTGAGCCTCTGGTGGTCTGTCTTAGGCAGAATAGCGGGTGGGTTGTCAGCAAACCTCTGTATGGTCATCTTTACTGAACCCTTTGGTCTTCCTCTTCCTCGTTTTAGAGCTTCCATTTATCCTCCTTGGATGGTTTTAGCTTTTTCGGTATAGGGGGTGTACCACAAATATCTACCAACACTACCTACCCCCTCCCCCCCTGTGTTTCCATACAGCATAGGGTTTCTACCTAAGGGTTTCTACCTACTCGTTTACCCTACTGTCTATCTGTACAGTACTGGCCATGCATACAGTCATAGGGTTTACCCTCATGGTTATCCTTACAGTACTGCCTCTCTGTACAGCATAGGGTTTACCCTTAGTGGCATATCGTTATGTTTTATAACTAAGTGAGAGAGTAGGCGATGCACCTTTTTCGATGTACTTGTCTTTTTGTTTATCAGTGTTCTATCCTATTCATTCCCTATTGATTCCCTTATGTCATCCCTTACTGGTTCACTTGAATTGGGGCTATCAGTTGTTCCCGACCTAATATTTAAAATACTCAGATCGTCACCAGGTCTAAACCCTTTATTGTGCGCTTCACTGTATAGGTCTAATACGTTCTCAAAACCCCGACACAAATTACCCTTACCAGCCGCCAATAGAATCATTCTTTGAGGGTCTGACAGTGTTCTTTGGAAATACTTTGTTTGAGGGTTTGAGGGTCTGCCCATTTTTCGCCTGAAAATTGATTTATTTAATTATTGCATACTTTAATTCTAAGGGTAAATACTTATAGGGTTTTGGAGGGGTCAATAGAATCAACAACTTACGAGAGTTGGCACGATTCTTCCCTGCTATATATATGAGAGGGTAAGATTTTCCTCTCTTTTATCAACTCAAGAGGTGTCAACATGGATAAAACAACTTACAAAACAATTCGCAGATCAATTAGAGATAATGGCCTGCGCTACACGATGCACTATGCACAATGCACGGGCAACATTCCAACACTGACAATTTGCGACTTTGTGGCCAACACAATGCGACTGACTGACTGGCTGGCATTACGTCAATCATTTTCACGCTCTGAGAGGGCTTCTATAGCCTTTAAATTGACTACATCAACACTTGGAAAGGTCTAATCCATGAAAAACACAATTTTAGACGTTATATCCGCTATTGCCATTGGGCTATTGCTTTGCATGGGCTTACTGGCTTATTTTGACGTGCTCATAAAGTAAAATTTCAACGGGTAAGCTCACGGGTTGGGCTTATTCGATGCAATGTTGCATCATTTCAATTCAAAAGGCTTCAACATGAAATTCTCTATCAAGCGCAAAGATATCCGTGCCATGCTTCACTTAGCGGCTAAAAAAGATATTCGATACTATTTGCAAGGTATCAACGTAGTCAGGGACAATCGGGGCACGTATATAGAGGCAACTGATGGCCACGTTCTAGGCCGTTTGCTTATCGATGGCATTAGATCAGACGCAAAGCAAAATGTTGTTTTACCTACTGAGGCACTCTCAAAGCTCAAGGGCACAAAAAAGCAAGGTGACGAGTGGCTGAGTTTTTCCGTTGAGGGCTTTGCAGTAGAGTGCATTGATAGTCAATCGACTACCCGTTTTTCCGCCCATGATGCACGTTTTCCAGATACTGATCGAGTGATTCCCATGGTTTTCAAGGATGAGGATGTAAAACCCTCAACATTTAACCCTGATCTACTCGTTCGCTTTATGGATGTTTCAGAGGAACTATATGGAAAACGTCAAATTCCAATGGTTTTGCAACGGGGTAGTCAATCTTCTATTGTCTCTTTCCCTCAGATGGATGACGCATTTATCGGGGTTATTATGCCTACCCGTGAATTTGCACCCGCCAAAGTGCCTGAATGGTGCTATTTGCCCTCAGTGAAGCCAGTAGAAGCCACTGAAACCGCTTAATTTTAAGACTGTAAGCCCTTAACTTAGGGGCTTATGGCCTTGGAATTTCCCAAGGTTTTTAATAGGCGGAAACATGAAAAACGATTTTACTCAGTGGCTTCAAGATAACTACGATCAAAATTCACTTGCTGATATGGCAAACCACGGATGCGCTGGCGGTGTTTCAGGGATGATCTACTACACGGAAACAGAGGCAATTTATAAAAAGTTTGCCAGTGAATTGCATGAAATTTTAGAAGATTATCGGGAACAAGTAGGCGAATATCCCGATTATGTGACCAAAGAACTAGGTCATTTTCAGAGTTTTGCGAATGCTGTTCTTTGGTTTTGTGCTGAGTTTGTAGCTCAGGAACTCACTCAAGGCATTTATGAGGATGAAACAGCATGATCTATTTTGCTTTAAATAATGACGGGCTTATGTGCAATCTAGGCGATCATGGAGACCATGAAGCTGCTCAAGCCACTGCGGACGATCTTAGAATTGACGTTATCTGGCTTTTTAGCGAAGATGAAGCGATCAATGCTGCAAATTTTATCCAGCATGAAATAGAAGATCAAGATTTTTGCATATATGGGGAATAAATGATCTATGCTTGCATTGCCCTAATTCTGCGAATACTCTCAGGAAAACGATAAACCCAAAAGCCCTCTACGGAGGGTTTTTTTACGTCTGGCATAGTTGGTATACCCAAACCCAAAAAAACGGCTTAAAAGGGGCTTGAATGGTCTTCTAGGGGCATTTCCTGCGTCAATCTGCGAATGGTAACGTCTAGGGCTGACAACTCATCCATTTTTTTGACCCGCCAAATGGCCTTAGTGCCATGCCAGCTATTGTGGCAATCCCTGCATAAAGCAATCACGCAATATTGTAGTTTTTGCTCTATGTGATGTGCATCACTTATGCCTGGTGCGTCACACACTGAGCATGGCAATAGTTTGACCTTCCCGATGTGTAGCCTTTGCTTTGCGCTTAGCTTGTTGTTCATTGGGTAGCTTTTTGCTCAATACGTGCCGAATATTGGGCGGTTCTCCAGCACTCGACCTTGGCTTGGGCTGCCGTCATTAGCCAACGATAGCGTTCTTCTATTTCCACGGCTGCCCTGATTCCTTCCAGTATTTCTACATATTCGGGGTGTGCATAAGCGAATGTGTCCTGTTTTCCCAGTACCTCAGTACCAGCAAGGCTTTTCAGTTGTGCGTGTTTTGATCGCCTGTATTCCTCTAAGAACATACGATCAGACTTAGCCTTTGCATACAGTGGTGCAGTGTCGATCAGGTATTGAATGGCTTTAGTAGGTTCGTTCATTTGATAAACCCTTCATATTTTCGATAGGTTGGGCCATCTTTTTGTTCGCACCTTCTACTGTGCTCGTTGGCCTCTTGTAAAGCCTGAAAAGCCCATTTGCAGTTAGTGCATACCCAATATGGCGGGTTGCCTGGTGCGTCTTTCTTTTGTTCAATCATAAGTAACGACCCTTTGTCGGATAATTTTGGCGCAATCTTGAATAGTTGTTCTTTCTACTTGGGCAAATTCTGGTTGATCGGGCCACTCTAGGGTCATGCTTTCCACCAGTTTCGCATCCTCCTCTCTTTGTTGTTTAGCAACTAAGATAGCAAAGCGTTCTAAGTATTCGGTTAACTCGTGATCTGCTTGATTGGATGGGCTATAAACTTCATTTCTTTCGACATAAAACCTAGCCTTTTGTGCCATTTTGTAAACTTCGTCTTTGGTCATGTTATTTCAACCACTAGGTTTCCGTTTGATCTGATGTAATCTTTGGTCTTTTGAATGTATTTCTCAAATTCTGACCTTGAAATGCTTGATTGTTGAAGGTCTGCATATTGGATTAAATCCCTTACCGCTTGGATTCCCTCACCCGACAAACCCATCTTCTTTGTCTTTTGATAGCGTTCGGATGCCTGATGTAATGCGTCTTGTGCTTTTTGGCAAACAGGCATGACTTCATCTTTTCCAATATTGTGTCTAGCCATAGTCTCACTTAGGTTTAGAACGTCAACAAGGGTTCTCCAATCATGGATTGTCCCTTGTCCCTTGGTCATTGCTTCTAGGGCTGAGTATTCCATCATTCTGAGCTTGTCTAGTTTGTCTCTGTGAGTGATAGAAGCACCCACGATGGCGTGAGTACATGGGTCAATCAATGCCCAAACCTTGCGTTTAGTGCGTTTACGCATTTCTTTCCTTGAGCAATTCAATAGCTTGTCCTACTGCACTTTCTTGCCCCAAGTTTTTGTTATAAAACAAATCTGTTAGCTCATCATTGGTTAGCCCTACCCACTTGCGTTCATGCTCTGCTATTAGTTTGGCAAAGGCTTGCAGTTGCTCGGTGTAAAACGAGTAAATGAATTCACCACTTGGATGAACCCCATAAGCGGCAGTCTGTTGTGCCATCTTTTCGAGTTCATCTAGCTTCATACATCCTCCAACTTGTAGTTAAGTTTGTGATGTTGAAACCGCATAGCTGCCTCGATTTCTAGTTCTTTGAACTGTTCATCAGACAGTAAACCGATGACATTCCTACCTTCAAACCAAATCTCATCGATTGACTCGTTATAGGTCGAATCTTGGTCTGATTCGTATCCATAAACGACAGTAACGATCTCGCTACCTGCACCTGTTGTTGTGTCAAATTCCCATGTGGACATATTTACTCCTGTTAAAAATTAAATGTTATCAATGATTTTCTGTTTTTCTATTAGGAATTACCCTAACTCCTCTTTGACCATAACTTCTACCATCCCGATAGTCCCGTAGACCTTTGTAGAGTGAAGTGACACTACTTGACTGTCATCTAAGAAAACAATCCCGTTCATGCCATCAAATACTGCTTTGCAATAATTATCAATATCGCTTTTCTTTGTTGGGCGTTCATATCCTGATAAACAGTCTTGCTTGCGTTTTTTACTGTAACTGGCGGGAATCGGTAAGGTTATGTAAATGTAAGCTCCTACAGGCGTTTCTAGGGGTTCGCTACTGCCCATTGCCAGTTGCGCTGCCTCTGCTACCTTGGTTTCATAGTCAACAGTAGTCTTGGGACTGTAAGTTGAAACAAATTTACCCCTTCTAGCAAACCTTGGGCGACCCTTGGGTACTGGTGTTCCTTCCACCATAAAAGTTACCATGAAGCTCATAGAAGTGTCCCATTTTGCATTTGTTGCATAAAAGCCCTTATGCGATCTCTTGCGCCAGTGCCATAAATTCTTTCGGCTCTTTCAAGTCTTGCCCTGATGAGGTCACGATTCTTTGATGTTTCCCAATTACGATAGAGTTCTCGGGCTTCTGCTTGCTCGAGAATTACTCTGTCACTTGGGCCTTCGATGTTTCTCCTACTCCAAATCACCAGTTAACTCCAATGCTTTGTTTATCAGGTGAAGCGGAAAGGGGACTCCATCTTTTACTTTGTCCAACAGGATCATGGCTTCAAAGTGAGACATTTTTTAGTTTCTTTTCTAAGACATAAGACCAAACTGCACCACCAGCAACCTTGGCAACAAACTGAAGTGCCACAATTTCAGGCATCAAAGCGCCAAACGCAATGGTTGGGAACAATAACGAATCTACGGCAGCGCCAGCAGTATTTGAAACATTTGCTCGTTTAATCCATGAGCCTGTCGTTCTCATAAAGACCGCCCAATCAACTAAAGCGGCAACCAAGAACGCAACGGCAGAAGCTACTGCAATCATTCCTGCGGCAGGGTTTAACAGATAAGTTAACCCACCAGTACCGACAATCAAGCATCCCATTTGCCAAGTTTTCAGGCGAACATGAAGCCAATCTCTCAATGTCAGGTCAAGTCCGATAAGAAAAAAGGCGTTTATCGGGCTAATTGATGGGCCAAAGGTTGCCACCAAAAGGTTTGCCAAGGTCATTGCCACGGCATAAATAATTAAAGCAAAAATCATAAAAGTGTTTCCTGTTCCATTGGTTGATAAAAATTCCATTGCGAAGGGGCATTAAATGCCTCGATCCTAGAACGCATGATTTGCGCTCGTGCTTCCTTGGTTGGCGGCAAATAATTGCCATGCTTCCAATGCACATCAATGCCTACATTCCTACCAATATTTGTGCTGTCGGCTGATGAAAATGGTAGTTTGGTAAAGATTGCAGGGTCTAGCATCCTCAAACCATGCAGTTTGCAAGCAGGTCTTCCCATGTCATCACAAATAACCCGCATTGCCTGGCTCATCTTGACCCACCAAAGAGATGTTCCTACTGTAGAAAACTCCCCAGAACTGCCAATGCAGACCCGAACATAGGTGTTTGCCAGTTGTTCTAGTCTTTCAAGGGATTCGTGCATATGCCAAACTGGTGCGCCAAACCACTTAGGCAATGGGCAGTCTTTCAGCAGGGCATCATTGTCTGCCTCGTTTCCATCAATCACATCGGGAATGACTGCAAAGTCGCAAGAAGGGACTTTTTTCAGGTCTAGTGACCAATCGTAGAAAGGCTGCCAATCAGTAATTGGTTTACCTTGTCTCCAAGCAGAGAATGCTCCATTGTCTATGGCGAAGGACTGACAGACCTCGATAGCTGATGCAAGTTGGTCAGAATGAGCAAACGAAACAAACGCATGACCACCTTCTATTGCTTTGACTGCTACTGTGGCAGGAGTTATTGGTAAGCCGTGATAGTGGATCATTTACGCAACTCCGCTAATCTTGCTCGTATGTGTTCGGGCATAGGGGTGGCTTTTTTATTGTCAGCATCAATCTTTGCCAAGGCAGGATCAATTTGCGCTTCAACTTTGATCCCAAAGGATTCTGGAATCTCAGCCCCATCCCATCTTTGTTGGTTCAGATAGACCAAAGGTGCGGGAATGAAAGCACCATCGTCTTTTCGCCAAGCATCGGTTGTTTTCATCCACTCTATGTGCTTAATAATCTGGTCTGCACAGGTTTCACAGTAAAACTTCTTCCACTTAACCAAGCAAGCAGACTTACCGCCTTTTCTAAATGACTTAGGCCATGCTGCCCAAAACTTCTCAAAGTTGTCCATGTCCATCCTTTTTTAAATGATCCATAACAATAAACAACTTCCCCATATTTGTTAATCAGTACTTTCCCTATATATGCTAGTTCAGTTCAGTCGGGTTCGAATTGGCAAATACTCACCTAATCCTGAGTTAACAAGATTAGTGAGTACCTATGCTAGTTTCAGACAAGTCTGGGACATACATTGGGCTATACCTTACTGATTGCATAGCTTGCAGGATTACACGCCTCAGAGCGTCCTGTCTGCCCGTTCCTGCATCCCTTTCGGGTCACTCATGTGGGCTTGGCTTGGGACAGTTCCCCCGTAGCCTCTCAACACAGTTACGGCGGCCTTACGAGCGGTCTACCTGTGTCCAGTCTCTTATGGCTAGGTTCTGAGTCCTACTTTATTTGCAACGAACTTTGGTCTGCAATCCAATCAGTCCCCAAAAGCAAAAACCCCTCAAATAACTCTGGTGGTCTTGGCTCTTGGCGAGAGCAACAGCAAACGAATGAAGCGAATCAAAAGTTAGCTTGCCGTCTGACAAGACCGCCACAGGTATCTGAGGGGTTAACTAATCCGCTTCTTTCGTCTGATGCCACTCAGACGATTTGGATTATACACAAAACAAAGAAGTGTCAATAGGTTTTTTTCAAATAAATTGATTATTTGTGATTTCGTTTGTTGTTTGTTTGCCAAGCAATCTTTTAGCTTGTGAGTTCATAGAAGCATACTCAGCCTTAGAAAAGATGCCACGAGCGTTTCTGATGTCAAACGGGGTTAGCAGGTCACGAGTCTCTTCTACTGGTTTATCCTCAACCATGTGTGGCTCTAGGGTGTACTTACAAACCCATGACCTACCCAACTTAATCTTTTCAACAGTAATTCTTTTCTTGTGGTGCAGATGTTTGCAAGCAGCCACAATATGTAGTCTAGGGATGCCAGTTAGGTCTTCTATTTGGTATGAAGTTAGCGATCCATTCTGCAATGCTTGAATAACGGCTTCTTGGGTCATTTGTAAAGGTTCTCTAGGTTGATTGTTCGGTTTAGATGGAGTTCTAGCGTTCTAGCAAGCAAAGCTGTTACAGCCGCATCAAAGTCCTCTGGTTCGGTTGTATAAGCATCTGCCATTGTTTGGGCATACCCATGCAAGGCTTCAGCGCATCTTTTTTCAAGTATTTCAGTTTTCATGCTCAGAATACTACTGTTGTTTTTATGCTTGTCTATTAGGGTTTTCCATTACAATGTTTGCATCGCTTGGAGGCGATAATCTAGTAGACCCAATAGAGCAGTCTGCATGGTACTAGCCATGTCCTCCAACTTCATTTAAACGTGAAGAGACTGTTCCATTGGGTTTTTTTTGGCTTGGAGGCCATATGTTGACACAAGAACTTTTAAGAGAAAATTTTAGATACGACCCAGAAACAGGTGATTTTTTTTGGGTAAAAGCTGATAAATGGAATCGTAGAAATTTATCTAATCCCATAGGTTTGCTAGACAAGGATGGATATATTGTTGTATGTACATCTCTAAGTGGGAAGCCTAAAAATTACAGGGTTCATCGACTAATATGGATATATGTTCATGGTCATATATCCAATCATATCGATCATATAAATGGTGTCAGAGATGACAACAGACTGTGCAACCTTAGAGAAGTAACCCACCAGCAAAACATGATGAATAGAGTTCGTCATAAATCCAAAAGTGCATTTAGAGGAATCTATGCTTACGGAAACAAACGAGGATGGGTTGCTCAAATATCAGTCAATGGAAGAATGAAGCATATTGGCTGTTATAAAACTCCTGAAGAAGCAAGTGATGCTTATGAAAAAGTCCGATCTGAGATGTTTAAAGAATTTGCAAGAACATAGGGTTTATCCCTAGATATTTCCTGTAAAACCTGTGGCACATTATCGGTGTGGGCAAACAGTAACCCACGCTTAACAGGAGTAAATATGCCGATTCTTAATGGAAAAAAGGTCGTTGACCTAGAAGTAGATGGAGTGGATTCAAGAGACTTCCCAGACTTCTCTGATGCCTACTTCTCAAGTGGATGCTATGAAGATGGAACACCATTAACAGAAGATGAGTTAAACAAGCTCACCGATCTGGCGGGTGATGTTCTGTGGACAATGGCTTATGAAAGTTTCCACTGATGAAAACACTATTTCAGTTCTTTGTGGAAGAGTTCTCAGACATCCACTACTGCCCCTATTGCCTGGCAATCAAGGGAGATAAAATAGTTTGCTGCCAAGAAGCAGACTTTATCGAGTTCAAGGATTTGTATCCTGAACAACAAAAAGAGATTATTCAACAAGAGTTAGACGAAAATCAAAGGAGTTAATCATGGGTGTACATAAAAAACTGATGGATGCAAGGATTCTCTTGCAACAAGCACCACTCAAGAAGTCAGGCCACAACAAGTTTGCGGGTTATTCATACTTCGAGTTGGGTGACTTTCTGCCAACAATCAATCAAATCTTCGCCAAAGTAGGTCTGTGCGGTGTTGTGTCGTTCGACAAAGAACTAGCAACCCTGACCATTACCGATACTGAAGACAGTACAGAGATTAAGCTGACAAGCCCTATGGCAGAAGCCAATCTAAAGGGTTGCCACCCAATCCAAAACCTTGGTGCGGTAGAAACGTATACCAGGCGTTATCTGTGGGTTTCAGCAATGGAAATCGTTGAACACGATGCCCTAGACTCTTCTGCCCCTTTGAAGGAAGATAAGGTCATCATTAGCCCTACCCAAGGTGCAATGGATAATATTCCCCCAGAGGAAGTACAGTACTTGCAAGAGATGGCAGTTGAATTGATTGCCACTTGTGAGCAAGGTGACCCCAAGGCAGCTTGGGATAAGTTGGAAGGAGAGAACCTTGATGCAGAACAAAAGATTGCATTGTGGACACTCCTACCCAGTAAAGTGCGTTCAGCATTAAAGAAAGCGAAGGAAATGTGATGGAAAAGAAAGATAACTCAGGCGTTTTGTTCAAAAACGATAAAAAAGAATCAGAGAAACACCCTGATTACAAAGGAAATATCACAGTAGGCGGTCAGGATTACTGGCTATCTGCATGGATTAAAGAGGGCAAATCAGGCAAGTTCATGGGTTTAGCAGTATCACCCAAAGAAGACTATCAGCCCAAACAAGCCCCTAAGAAGGCAAGTTTTGAAGACGAAGATTTGCCCTTTTGAGTTAATATAAACCTGAGGGGAGAGCTGTGCAAAGGATTTTCCTAGCTTGCAGACGAGCAGTTTTCCCCTCACCCAATAGGAGTGAATGATGAATTACATTGACGGCATAAAAGAATCAATGGAAAGATTCTTTGGTACGCCAGCGTTTAAACTGGCTAGAAAAGAAGACCCTACAACGAGCCATCAGGCGGCTCAGAAGGTTGATACAACCAAGCTAGAAAGTATGGTCTACGAGGCCATAAAGGGCTTTCCTGATGGGTGTATCTCAGACGAGATACTAGAGATGTATCCCAACTACCCATATTCCTCAATAACAGCACGATACAAGTCTCTGTTAGACAAGGGATTTATTGAAGTTACTGGCGTCAAACGTGGCAAATTTGGCAGAAATCAACGAATTATGAAAGCTGTTAAATGATTGAAAAACCCCCATATTCCAAGATCAGTTACCCCTCTGTTCCAAACAAAGACTTTAAGTGGTCTTCAGGATCAGATGTTCAGGCTATTTGGAGAAAACATGGATGGACTCCACCCTCTGAGAAGATGTTGCCACCACCACCTGAGAAGTATCAAGAGCCTCTTAGGCGGGTGCGTTAAACAAAGCAACCTCTGCCTTGCGTCTTTTGACAAGCCCTGAGACTTCTTTCCCACCCGCTTTTGTCCACATCATAAAAGCCTCGGCAGCACCCTCCCAATCGCCACGATTGACCTTCATGCGGATGGTTGATCGTTGGTAATTGCCTAACCCAGCGTTGTACGCAAAAGAGACAACAGCGTCGAATTTGCTTTGATGATTAGCAAGAGTAGGAGAAAGTCGAAGAACACCACGTTCAAAAGTATTGATGTCAACCTTGAACAAATCGACCAATTCATCTTTAGACCAAACACGGGCATCTTCCCCCTTAAGTTGATAGTCAGACCTAATAAGCCCTGTATAACCCTCTTTACGGACGTTTGGGAGGGCTAGTTGGTCAGCATACATAGCGTGACCCCATCCAACAGTCCAGATCGCAGCAGAGCACCTGTAAGGCTTGTTTCTATAGCCTTCAAAGAAGTGCATCAAGTCCTCACCCGCTTTGCTTACTTTCATTTCTTAGCCCAACCTCTTGATCCGAACCAGAAGCCAATAATTCCACCCAGCATAGCCATCTCATCGCTGCTAAAAATAATGTCTGACAAACGAATCAAATCATCCATGTTCATCACCAGGCTAGGACGAGAATAGATGTAGTAGGCAATCCAAGCATTGATAGCACATAACTCAAAGACAAAGATATAGGTCACTGTTGGTCTGACAGTACCGACATAGTTGGCAACCCATTGAGAAGCCTTCTCTAAGACCTTCTCATCGTGCTTTAAAGCCGCCTCGGTCATCTGTGCTTCAGACTGCATGGCAATCTGGTCTGTGCGAATCTCCTCCATGCGCTCTTGGGCAGCAAACCCTTGAGCCATCATCTGAAGTTGCATTTGCACTTGGATGTTAGCCAAGGCTAATTCATGCTTCTGGTCTGCTTTATTTTGGAAGAAATCTAGTAACCTTGGTAAACCAGAAATCAACAAACCACCGAGAGTAGAAAATAGAGATAGCATTACAGTCCAATCATTCCAAGTAGGAGATTAACAACTTTGTCCGACAAATCGTCAGGCAAAAACTTCAAGAAACCAAGCACATAAAGTGCCACACACCCGTAAACGAATATCTTGAGGCACACATCAAAGGTCTTTTGATACTCATTCACCGCCCACACCTTCTGGTGGTTTGACAGAATTCCATCAACTCATAAATGCCAACAAATACTAAAAACAACACAAAGAAGATTCCACCTATTGCCAAGCCAATCTCTAGTTGTTCTTGCTCTTTCTGTTT